GCCTGTAACGGGTTTTCTATTACATAAAAACCAGACGTTGTACTAATTATGTTTGCCTGGGCTAATAGTGGGTTTTCTATTGTATAGAAACCATTAGAAACAATCGTTGTACTTAAATTTGTCCCTAGATTTTTATTAAGATTTAATGTACCTATTGCAACAATCGTTGTACTTAAATTTATTCCTAGATTCTTATTGACCGCTAAAAGACCAGTAGCAGTAACACTTAATTCATTGGATGAATTTAATGGAACAGTTATTTCAGAAGTAGTATAATCTTCTAAAAAATACGCGCTCTCCGCCCCAATAAACGGTTCATTACGTGCGTATGTTGAGACTAGTGCCATATTTTCTTAAGAAAAAGGGTGGACTGAGCCACCCAATTAATTAAACAACCAGTTTAATTAAGCAATAGTAATAACTAATTGCCCCGGTGCAAAACTAACTGTATTCCCAGAATTGATAGTCTGTGCAACAGTCAATGCCCCATGTAAAATTAAATTTCCACCAGTGACAGCATCTAAGATACCGAAGTGTGTAACCGTACCCCATAAACCAGATGGAACTGGAAAGGTGATTGTTGTGTTATTACTTGTAACACCACCAGTCCCGGTGGATGCAACGGTTGTCCCGGCTCCATGGGTTCCAGCCCACGCTGCTAGAGTTCTAGGTACTGACACTCTGGCATAGTTATTGCCGGTGACCTCAGTACCCCCACCGGCATCTGTCGGTGCCGCAGTATACAACGCGACCCAGAAGGATGCTGGAGCTGTTGATGAAAATGTCTGACCACGTAGAATATGATCTACTAATTGGTTTTCTAAAAAATTTGATGCTGCTGCCATGATTAACCACTATTGGTGTTTGTTTAAAAGATTTTCTAATTCTTGAATCCGTTTATTAGAATCTCGAACGTGCTCCATCAATTTGATGTTTTGTTGTTGAATTTCCGCAATCTGGGTTCTAGCTTTTGTTAATTCTGTTGATAAAAAATCAATCTGCTCTAATAAACCTTTGATCTGGTTTTGTTGTAATGAGCCGACTGATGTTATTTGCTCTATGTTAGTTTTTCTAAAAAACAATAATCCACCAATTACAAGTGCAATAAAGCTAATGAGAAAACTGATAATTCCCGAACCCTGTAATCCACCGAATGCCGATATTAAAAACTGTTCCATGTCTTATTAAGTAAGATTGTATTTATGATGAATGCTAGAATATTGGAAAATCCAAGGAAAAACACGACTATAGTAGCAAATTCAAATGGTAAAGCAAAAGCCACCCATAACCAAAGACTACCTGCCAGCCAACACATCATAACTCTAATCAATTCGGAATTTGGGTAGTTCAATAATGAATATAGGTGCAAAACTCCAATGACACATGAAAACAAAATCCAAAATTCAATCGGTCTGACATATAATAATGGATGATCATTAATTAGACCTAGAAATAATAAGATGCTAATGGAAATAAGTGTCACGGCACTCGATAATTCCACAGCACGGGTATCTTGTGGTATTAAATTACGAATTATTCTGATCATGGCGTGGATGAGAAATGATAATGAATATCAACATTACTAAACTGACAAACGTATCCCACATTATATTTACGAACGGTGGATTGATTAAAATTGTCTCAAAATGATTCGTGGCCCATAACGACAACTGAACCACAATGATCACAGTTGTAGCAATCGCCGATAAAAATAGAATAGCTCTATCCTTTTGTCTTCTTGCGTAGTCATATCTACGCGATAGCATGATCAATGCTATAATAGCTAGAAATACTGGAAGTAAGTCCAGAAAATGACTAAGCACGGCGTGACTCCAACAATTTCTTAGCACGTTCTATATCTTTATGATATGAACGCATACAATGATTTGATTCTATTGGAGAAAAAATGAAATCAATTATCCTCTCGACTCTTACCCACCTAGACCTATGAGCACGTCCAGATATAGATTCATTCGCCGTTGTTCTTCTATGACTTGGAAGAAATGTCACATTAATTAGTTGACTAATGGCATCACCGATTTTAATAATTCTGGGTGTATTGTCCATATCAATTAATTGTAATTGTCCAGGCGATTGTTACGATATCCCCAGCTGCTTTAGTTAGAACACCAAATGTTGTTCTAGCTAACATAGTTCCGGCTGTTGGGTCATTGAAGATTCCAGCCTCTACGAGCGAGCCGGTACCCACGCCGGCATCAAATAGTGCAGTATATGTGATAGTATTACCAGTCGTGTTTGTAGATGATAAAGCTACTCTAGCTAATTGATTAAGGAGTGTAGTTTGACCAACCGCTGGTGCAGTATCATTTGACCCAATCGCCATATGTGACATTAAAACGGGTGGTGTTCCGGTCATTCTACCTATAATCCAGTTACGACCAGTAGTAACAACCAAGTTTGGTACATATCTAGTATCAATTATTTCATTGAATTCATTTCTTACTTCAATGTACAGTTCACCTGTAACTTCAATATTTTCTAAATTTTGCATTGTCTACCTCTACCAGGTTCTAATTTGTGATAAATCGCCCACAGTGTACCGATTTGTTCCAATTTCACTAAAGTATTCTGTGGCATAATCTCCAGCAAACTCGATGAAAATAGACCCATTACTAGAAGAAACGACAGTTGAATTTCTCTGTGATGTAAAATTGCTAATATGGGAACTTAGAGTACTAACATCAGTATTTAATACTTTATTTGTGCCAATTGTTAATATATTGTCCTCTGTAGAAACTACATCCCATAGCAATTGAATTAGTCGATGTGAAATTTCTTTGATTGCTAAACTCAAATTAAAGTTATTTGTGATTTCAAAATCACCGAATAGTGCCCACCCGACTGGGTGCAATAAAGATTTGACTATTGATCTGTATCTGTCTATAGTGGTATCTAATTTCAAAACATATGAATATATCTGATAGTATTCATTATCCTGCAGCCTCATTGCATCGGATAGGAATCCATTTGAGCTAGAAAAATATCCAGGATATTTAGCAATGGCACCGACAGTAAAATGTATAGATGCTGTACCGATTGTCTGGGTGAAATTAGAATTGTAACCCGAACCAAATTTAACCAATTCAACTTTTCTCAGTGAACCATCTGAGTTAACAGATGAAACTCTAATTTTTGCACCTGCCCCGGCACCACCGGGTATATCTAAAATTTGTCCTGATGTAAATCCTAAACCCGGGTTAATTATATTGGCCTTTGATAATACCGGTAATACTGTTCCTATAACACCATTAAAAGATAGGATATCACCAATTGAAACAACACCAATTGAGTTTTTATCTACAATAATAATGTAATCATTACCACTTATTAGTTTTATTCTATTGACAAAAACAGACGTCGATTGTCCTATAACAACCCTATTTCCAATAATATGATTTGGGTCGCCAGATGTAAATCTTACCTGTAATTCTGTATCTTGTTCCCATCTACCATCGGATGTTTTTAGAATTACACTAGAAGGATAAAAAATTTCAACATCGGAACCAAACAGCGCCCGAAATAGGAATCTATAACTCGATTCGGTACCCTTTACATTATAAAGAGCCTTTGCATTCCTTAATAATTCTCTTTGATCTAATGTAGATTGAACAGGGAAGGATGCTAATAATTCTTTTCGTAATTGGTCAGAGAATAAATCTAGTGTCGTATCTATATCCCTAATTCCTAAAATGGAACCAGTGAAGGTTTTAGATTGTAGAAATTGATAATATGCATTAACAAAATCAACCAACGCCGGATATTCTTCCCGATATAATTCTGGAATTATCCCATCTATATTAGGTCTAGTCTTCATCTCACGTTACTGAAAATAAATGTTGATTTATCATCACCAGCTGCGACTCTATCAGAAATGGTATTAACTGTCACTAAGTTATTAGGTAATTGAATAATATGATCACGTATGGGTATAACATCATTTGAACTCGGTGTTATAACAAATTCTAATATTGGATCAAATAGTCCACGAATAAACATATTTGGGATACTAATAGTTCCTGTAGAATAATTAATTGTACCAACATTTCTAATATAAGCGGGTATACCGTTAATATCCTCAGAATATAATTCTATCAATCCACCGCCATTATCTTTCATGAAACATCTATCTGAAATACCCTCAAAGAAAAATCTAGTTGAATAAAACCCCCCACCATTATCTCTCTGATATACAGGATTCGCAAATCTAATAGTATAATTGGCTTGTCTGTTTATTGATGGAATGACGGTGCGTCTTATTCTTAGTGTTGTGCTATTACTAATTATAGAATTGTCAGCCGAATCAATTAAACTAGATAAACGTGATAATCTAAATTCCGCGCCAAATTTACCCAGAAGTGTAGAATAATTTGCTATAGTGTTTCTGATGGATGTGGCAATCTCACCAGCTGTTCTCCTGGATAAAATAGGATTATAATGAACATTTGTTGTTAATTCTATACGGAGATAGACTGGATCAACTATTTCAGGAATAACTGTAACAATTGCAGCACGTTTCATTAAAACCTGTTTGATATCATTTTTTTCTGCCTCTGAAAACGTGTCCGACCCATTAGGCTTAATAGCAATGAATACTTTACCATATGATTTTGGAACATGTTCCTGTCCACCCCAGACAGTTACAGATTCAATACTTGGAAATAATTGATTAATAACTGCAATATAATCATTGGCGGTCACTGCTCTATTTTGCGCGGCAAATAATAGTGGGGCATTAAATTTAATTGATTCGGCAGATTCTGCTTCGGCACCACCTGTAGCAGATAAGACAGTCTGTATTTCAATATTGGTGAACTGTTGTATACCAGAAGAATATGTAAATACCCTGGCAGAATTTGCCCTAGGACCCGAACTGATGATATAATCTAAATGTACTACATTGCCTGGGAAAATTCTGGATCCAATATTACCATCACCAAAATGAACCTCATATAATAAATCTTCTCTCTGCTTAACAAAGAATACATTATCGTTCTGTTTAATATCAATTGAGTTAGCAGCAAATGAAAATTTAGTATGTACTGAACTGCCGACGGCTTCTTGAACCCTAACATCAAGTGTAGTGATATCAGCATTCAAATTTGGTATGACATATTTACTTGTTGATGTGACATCAATACGTCTAGTTATAATAGTCCCCTCTATAACATCTACACTCGGAAAATTATAGACACCATTAATTAGTCTTGCAGTATAATCACTATTTGCTATAAAATCAAATATATTATCACCGACTGAAGTCTTGAATATAGTTCCCTTTGGTATAGTTAAAACTGCTGCTGCAGTATCATTTGTGATTGTAATGTTTAATCTAGCCCGAGCCGACCTAACACTTCTGGCCGTATACCCCAATGATTTAGCCAATGATACAACACTAGAATACTTTGAGGCTGAATCTAGAAATGATTCATTGACTGCCATATTAGTGTACAGGGCATTATAGTGAGTATTATATGCCAGCACGTCTAACAGTGTGCTGAGAACACTACCGTCAAAGTCAAAATCTGTGAATCTATTCTGACCCCGTAGAAAGTCCTTGAGATTTTCCTTAATGTCTAAAAAATCTAAAGTATCAGTTCTTATTTGTCGATTTTCACTCATCGGGTTCTTTCTAAGATTATGTTAACGTCCAATGGTTTAGTTGTATTCTTAATTCTAAAGATTATTGTTATACTGACTGAATTCGCATCTGGTCTAGAATTAACTACAACATCTAGAACATCAACCCTAGGTTCATGATTGGTTATAACATCTGTAATAACCTTTTTAATCATAATATTGAAGTTTGGTCCCATCAGGTCAAATAATAATTGGCGAACTGGACTGCCTATTTCACTCCGAAACGGTCTTTCATAATGATTGGTTAAGACAAGAGCCTTAACTGCGAATTTAATCGCACGTTCGTTAGTACGCACATTGATATCCCCAGTCTCAGGATGAGCTGAAAAATTTGGATCTAGGTCTATGAATCTCATTTGTTATTTATTATTGTTTTAGCCGCCGGCAAATACATCACTTGATCCCTGGGCTACAGCAGAACCGCACGCCACCGGATCGCCGATTCTAGCCAACTGTTTACCATTGACGTATACCGTGCCCGAACCAGAATCAAGAACGCTGGCATGACACGACGGGCCGCAACAGTGCACGGTCCACCCATCACCCATTCGATGAGCACCAACCCCGTTCACGAACACATCTCCGGATGCCTCGTTGTTCTCTCTTGGTGGAAAACACCCATGTCCGGTGCAAATATCTCCCAGTCTAGTCACTGCCGGCATATCATCCTACCAAGACAAAACTATTACCCGATACAGTCCGACCATTAGCTATAGTCAAAGATTGCATACGATTATCGTTTCTATTAAAAGATAGATGTATCCATGTTGAGGATGGACCCCTATATTTCAGAATCAGTTGTCTGAAAGCAGGTAACATTCGTTGTATTTCCTGAATTGCCCTAAAATGTGCCTCTCTATCAAAACCACTTAAATGAATATCCGCGGCGAACCCTCTAAGGTGGTCTGAGTTCCTGCTACCCCCGACTTCATTATTAACCGCCTCACTTCTCCAGACTGAGTTTAAGCGCACATTTGGAAACCGTTCTCTAATTGGATCTAGACAGTTCACGGCTAACTGTTTCATGTTACAAACAATTTCTGGTGCAGATAAACCAACGTTTGTTCCTCTAGGTACACCACTTCGACCAACTCGGGTCAATTCGCCTAGAGTATAATGTCTAGACAACCTTAAAGTTGGCACTAGATCAGCCTCACTAAATCCGCACTCACTAATTATTGCTTCTGGTCTACGTGTTGGTGCCGCTGCTTCTTCTTTTCTGACACCTGGTTCTTCAACATCAACCGGATCAACCTTACCGGCATCTAATTGGCGTTGTCTAAACTGAGTGCCATCACCCTCATCTGGCGATTCATAGTTTGCATCGAGTTCCTGAAACCGCGATGGTGTTCTCAATGGACCAAACTCCTTGATCCCATCTGCTGCTTCTGATGGTACTGTTACACCGCCACTGGCCCCTGAGTTCAAATCAATTCTACTTGCATCAACCGAAAAATTCCCACCACATTTGACCAAAAAATTCCCACCTATACCAGCATGTAAATTTCCTGTAACTCCAAGATTGGTATTTCCTAGAACCTGAATGTTAGCATTGTTCTCAACTCGGATATTATGATTACCCTCGATTGTCACATTGGCAGTGCCACGGATGACAATAAACCCGTTCCGCTCCAGAATCTCATACTTATCACCCACTATCCGATTGACTGTAGTACCATTGACATCAATCTCAGTGTATGTGCCAGATTTATGCCATGAATGTGTCCGCTCATTCTGCGGGGTATCATCCCACTCCTGGACATGTCCACTCTCAGTACTGAATACATGATTAAACGGATACTTTGCATTATAGGGGATTGGGGGCTGGTTCCATACTGTCCCAGCGGAAGTCTGAACACCTATTGTTCTAGCTGACTCCTTGGTAAAAACGATAGTTCGATCAATTGATTCACCCCGTGCTAGCCTATGTGTATCTGGTTCATTGACCCACTTGGGATATACTCTATTTGGATCCTGAAAACCATTTGACTGTCTTTGGAATACACGCTGACGAATAACCGAGCCATTGCCATCATCTCTCTGAATAACAACCGGGTTCTGAGTTCTATCTGGTGGAGTTTCTTCCTCTGGTGGTTTTGGTGCCGGATCCAATTCCCCGTCCAGAGATGGGAACCCATTCTTGACAAACAGGCGCTGTTCATCATTCCTTCGGTTAAGCAATGTACCCTGATTATTCTTTGTCTGGGGTATAATAGCTGCAGCACCCCTATA